ACCCCGGTACCTTGAGATCATCATTGATATGTGTGTCGATGAAGTCACCGATACGCTGATGCGCCTTGCCGTCAAGAATGGCGTTGAGATGTACGACCTGACCAAAACCGAAATTTTCGCTTTCATCATTGATATACTCGTGAGAGATATTGAGAAGATGATACTGAGGAATGCATGGTTTGGAGATCAGGCAGCCGCTAACTTCCCGGCAGGAGTAATCACCCCGGGCGTTGATGTTGAATACTTCAATGTTCTCAACGGCTATTTCCAGCAGCTTGCCGTCATTACCGCTGCTGACGCAACCAAACTGACAGCCCTCCCGGGTAACAATCAGGCCACCTATGCCCTGCAACTTTCAGTAGCCACTCCGGTACTGATGGCCGCAGCCGTCAATAACGTGGTTGACTCAGCAATCCCCGAGCTTACCGCACAGTCCGACAGGTTGATTCTTGTCACTCAGTCGGTAATGCAGAGACTCCGCAGACACCTGCAGGCACTTGGCACCGTATTTCAGGACTACAAACTGATGGTAAACGGAATTGAATTTGCCACATGGGATGGTATTCCTATTTACTCAATCCCTCTATGGGATCAGTGGATACGGGCATACGAGAATAACGGCACTACATGGAACAACCCTCACCGGATGGTTTACACTACCAAGTCGAACCTGATGTTGGGGATGGCCGGAACGAGCCTGTTTGAGAATATTAACTCATTCTACGATCAGAGAAGCCGCATGAACAGGATTGAAGCTGTTGATGCCTTCGATATGAAAATTATCGATGACAGGCTTGTACAGGTCGGGATGTAAAACATACCACCATGAGTATAGGATGTAATGAAATTGTATCATGCGTATTGAAGAATTGCGAGAACCTTGTGCCGGGCATAAAGGACAGGGCGTATTTCATCAATTACGATGATGTTGATAAGGACCTGAGTACATTTGATGCAGACAATCCGTTGCTATGTACACAGCTCGTTTTAAAAACAGTCTCCCCGGCTGCTTATGCCTATTGTGTTGAGGGGTATAACTTCTCAAATGAGCACACTGTATCAATGGTAAAACAGAGGTATCAGAAGGTATGGGAGCATGGATTTGTATTCCGGATTTTCGATAACACCCCGGAGGATAAGCTGTGGATAAACGATGCAGTGAACAGCCGCTTTATTATTGTGATTGAGAACAATTACAACAAAGAGGGCTTAGGCAGGACTGTGTTTGAGATACTCGGGTGGGATTTCGGCCTTGAGATCAACGCTGCTGAGAGGAATGCCAATGATGAAGAGATGCTCGGAGGATGGATGCTAACCGCAGGTTGCTCCGATACTCTGAAAGAGTCACTTCCCCCGAGGGCATTCTTTGTAACCAGTATTGCCCTAACAAGAGCTGCACTCTCAGATATGTTGGCACCATGCTGCCCGGATGATGCCACCTATGGACCACTCGTATAATAAATAGGGGAGGGATTAACTCTCTCCCCTCTTTTTTATGGCAGCGATAGACCAAATAGCCGGATTTGCCCGGGAGTTTATCAATAATCCCAAAAGGCGAACACCGGAGAGAAAGGCGATAATTAACAGAGCATACAGGGAAGTACATGGCCGACCACTAAAAGCAAATTGTAACACCTGTTATATTGAGGCAGTCATGCAACTAATCAAATTTACAACGACAGACATGAAAGGATGCAGATACGAACTTAAAAAGGGAGTTGTATTGCAGGTATTTGGCGACCCCACAAAGGCCGTCACGAACGCAAACCTGACAGATGAACTCGCTGAATGGCACCTGAAAAATAATCCCTCTTGCAGGAGATTTTTCGTTACCATACCCAATACTCCCAAGGCAGAATCCAAGCCTGAGAAGGTGATGGGGAAAGCTCCGGAGATGGAAATAGTAACCCCCGAGCCGGAGGAGAAAGCCCCGGAGAAGCCGCCTGTTGAAGCCACCGAGGCACCAGTAGAGGCACCCAAAAGGAAACCACGCAAGACCACTAAAAAAAGTGAATAATGAGGGTCTCAGCAGCCAAGACTTCCCCGAGGGTCGAGCGGAATGTTTATATGCGGCAGAAGAAAATCAAGTCTTATGGTGCAGAAAACGATTACCCTCAAAAAGTCTATGAAATACTAAACAGCTCAGGCACGGGTAAAACGTGCTTTGATATTTATGTTAAGTTCATTGAGGGGGGCGGTTTCATAGACAAAACACTGGCTGATTCGGTTATAAATGAGAAGGGAGAGAGGGCGAGTCTTTTGCTTACCAAGGCGGCCAAAGATATGCGGCTGTTCAATGGATTTGCATTCCTGCTCAAATATGATTTTTCCGGATACGTTACTGATATTTATAATATCCCCTTTGAGCATTGCCGCCTTGAGATAGATGATAAAAATCACTATACCGGGAGAGTGGCTGTTCACCCTGATTGGACTAATAACAACGGTCTCAGGTTTAAGAATGAAGATATCAAATATATCCACAGGTATAATCCCGATACTGTTTTTGATGAGATCAAAGAGGTAGGAACTCCGGTGCTGTATTCCGGGCAGGTTTATTACTATACCACCGATGGGGAGTTTGAATATCCTATATGCCCTTTCGACCCGGTTGTCACCGATATGCTCACGGAGGAGGCAGTAAGCACGGTAAAGCACCGTAATGCAAAGCATAACTTCCTCCCGGCAGGGATATTAGTCAGGAAGGGGATAAAACCGCAGACCCTTGAAGATGGAACCATAGACCCTCACGACAGGTATAATCAGGAGCAGATACAATCGGCTAATGAAATAAAGCGTATGCAGGGCGATACCAACGCCTCAAAAATATGGGTCGTTGATGTTGATGCAGACGAGGAAAAGCCGGAGTTCATTCAGTTTGATGCCAAGAATTATGACCGCCAGTTTGAACTGACAGAGGAAACGGTACAGGATAATATCGGCAGAATGTTTATGATGCCACCTATCCTGAGAGGGGTTGATGTGGGTTCCGGATTTGGTGCTGAACTAATTACCAACGCTTATGAGTTTATGAACTCAGTAGTATCAGACGAGCGCAGGAGAATATCTGTAGCCTTTAAGGATATGTTTGAATACTTTGAGCAGAAATTTACTAATTTCGACATATCTCCGATTAAGTATGTAACCGAAAATACTCAGCCCGATGTACCAGTTAGTGAATAAAGACGATCTTGATGAATACAAATATGTAGCCGACTCAGTAAAGAATACCGAGACATGGCCGCAATTTGTGTCGGAGGCACAGATGCTTGATGTCAAGAACTGGCTCGGGGATGCATTGCTATTGGAGATTGTCGGACAGGCGCAAACAAGCCCCTCATCCCTTACCGCTAAGAACGAGCTACTATTAAATGGGGGTTCATATGAATATGGGGGGCGCAATTACCACTTTCAGGGGCTTAAGGCAGCTATTATATACTATGCCTTTGGCAGGTTCACAAATCGCAGCTCCGTTAACTATACAGCCGCAGGGATAGTAATAAAAGAGAGTGATTTCTCAAATCCGGTAAGTGATAAAATGGTTCAGCGGCTCGAGACAGAAGCCCGGCTTACAGCAGAGGCGATCAGGGATGAAGTTGTAAGGTTTTTGAACAGGAAGAAAGATGATTACCCTCTATGGAGAGGATGCTATAATTCACAGGACAGGACACGCACTTTTAAAGTTATAGGAGATTAAGCTATGCAGTACAATAATCAGTTTGGAAATATTACCCGGGTAGTTTTGGTTGACCTTTCATCAGGCGATTTTGAAGACGACAAAGGTTTCTTCATACGTGCCGGGGTTGCTGGTAATATCAAATATTTGCCGGTTGGGAATGAAGAGAGCGAGGCCATAACCAAGGCTTTTGATGCTTCTAACGTATTTAGCGACCCGGAGCAATGCAAAAAAATATTTGCTTCCGGAACTACTGCAACGAGTATTTATGTAGGTTACGGAGTATAGTCATGGGAATAAAGATTGGCATAGGAGGTCTGCCCGTGTTCGGGAGGAGAGGGGGATGGTCTCAATATAAATCATCAATGGCTTTTTGGTCCGATGGTGTAATTGTTGATGGTAAGTTAAACAATATACTGGGAGATCAAGATATGTCTCCTTCTTTAGTGGAAAGCAACTGCCTTACCTTAGCAGTATCTGATACTATTGATTTCACAGACCTGTCAGGATGGAGTGTTGTATCATCGGGAGGAACGGCAACGATAGAAGTTAGCGGTAACTCTATTTCATGTACTGGCGCAGGAACACTTTATAACATGGTATTATCAGATGGCACAAACCAGCATACTTATCCATTAGCAGAAGGAGGTTATACAATAGCGCATGATACATATTCTGCTCCGCAGCATGGAACTATTAATTGTGTTGACTTAACGTGGTCAACACAAAATGTTTACCATAAAAACATAGAAGGATACAGGGATAGATCACACATTGATAATTATGAGCAATCTGTGTTTTTAGGCGAAGGGGTTCCTACTGGATGGATTAATCCTTGGAGTGTATGTACAATCACGACCAATAATAATGTTGTAAGAGTTACAACACCTGCGGGCGGGGTAAGCAATTATTATAAATTTAATGTGTCAAGGTCTGCAACTGTTACTACAGGTCAAAAAATACGTGGAACTCTTAGGATAAGAGCATCGGAAGCGATGATAATTGAAATACGCGGGGGTTCAGAAACCACCGCAATAATTAATGTGACTACTGAATGGCAAACATTGACAAGCACAACAGCAACGGGAGCTTCTTCAACTACTACCTTGGGGATTACAGCAAGGAAATCAGGAGGCGATCTTTGGTTTGAATTTGATTATGTATTTATTGAACAATTAATTAGTGAAACATATAGAGTACCCAAGAGAGATGGTGTTGCGCTTGATGCGAGTGGTAGGGAATTGGGCATTATAGGAGATGGTAGGTTTATTAATTGTGAGACTTGTTTGTTATTTCCAGACGTTGAGGTGTTTCAAACAATAGATGACCATTTAGAGTTTTTCTACGAAAGGTATGGAGATAGGAGAAAATTATCATGGGAACGATTGTACTCTAATCCTTATGGAATGGATAGGGTTTTTGTGGATAAGAGTGGTGATGTGTTGGAAAGAATGGTTGTAATTAATCCATCGTCGCTCAATAGAGATTCTTTTATTAAATTTTTAACAGATATAAACAGGCCTTCTTATGTGTATAATAAAATAACAAAAGGAGCTATTGTGTTTTTCAATACTTCAAGCATATTTGGTACGGTTCCTACGGCAATAACACAATTAGCTAATGCGAGGAATGTAACAATGCAGGGTAATATAGGGAAAGATGCAACAAATTATTCTTCAGGAACAATAAAACTTGTTAAGAGTTTTTTAAAGGATGGCAATACTCCCACTTCTGTAAAGGTCGCCGATAACGGAAGTTCATCATTTGATTTTATCGACGAGGCAGAAGAACTTGAATTTGCATCCGAAATAGCAAGTGGAGACCTTATTGCGATAGATACCTACGATAGCAAAAGAGGCGCATATATAAAATATGATTTCCCTGATTTTGTAACTAATGGGATATTAATAAACACCACAAAGGTTTCTGGTACACTAATATTAGATAATGTGGTTGACCCATCTGTCAGATATGCATCTTTCTTTTGGATTCCTGCGGGGCAATCGGGAGTACCGTCAGAAATAGAGGAAACTCCCCTGACATTTGATAGTGTAACAAACAAATTATACTTTAGAAAGTGGGATGCTGCATTGCATTTTGGGGTGACATTCACAAATACCGACGCAATTAATATTTATGTACTTCTGGGCCCAAAGAATAGGGAATTGATAAGCCTTACGGGTACAACCGCTTATTTAAAGCATGCAAGGAATTTATTTGATTCAGTAGATATAGATATGCGTATTATGGGATGGCAAGAAGGTCATCCGGGCGAATTGCTATCAGCTAAGATTGTTTCTAAGGCCGCTTGGGATGCCGGAATGTTATTCGCAACCTCTGGGGCGGCTATTTTGGATGAATTGTCTTTAGTTTTTGCAAATCAAAACAATCCGAGAGAATGGTGCGGGTGCTTTGGGCATTCAAGGGGTACCGCATCCGATTTAGATGGTGTTTTAAATACGTGGCTCCCAATGGTAGCAAATGAAAATAGGATTTATGAGAGCGATACTATTAGGTTATATATAACAGATGCTAGTCATTATGAACAAGTAGCCGCAAAATGCGATGAATTAGGTATATTATTTTTTGGCGCATTAGACCTTATAAAAAACATGCAATTTAATGATTATAGTGCAGAAGATTTTTTCAAAAAATGAAACAACTATCAAACATAGCATCATGGATTAAGATAGCAACTCTCGTTATCTCTTTTGCCGCAGGAGCCGGAGGAGGGATAATTGCTTATGACAAATAACATGGAACGAGACAAGAAAAAACATATAGCAGCAGGTTTTCTTGCAGGATGGACTGGCGAAGTTGCCGGGATAGCGTTGCTGAATGAATGGTGGGCCATCTTGCTTGCTTTTTTGTTTCCGCCAATTGCCGGGCTGTGTAAGGAGATGATTGATATAGATACTACGGGGTTTAATTTAAAAGATATTGCAGCAACGGTGACGGGTGGCTTGATGGTGGTAATAATAGGTTTGGTTATAGCAATATCAGGAATAAACGATATGCAGGGATTACTACTGAGATAATTAAAATATAGATCAATGTCAGAAATTAGCACAGAGCAAATCCGGGAGATGATAAAAGATGTCCTTAGAGCTTATCAGGCTGAGAATAACGGTATGTTCAGCATAATAAGTGAGAGGCAGAAGAATACGAACTACGGGATTGAGGGGATAAATCACAGATTGGATAAGCTGAACGGAAGTGTTGGAGCGCACGACAAGAGAATAGGAACGCTTGAAAAAGCTGAATTGACCCATATATATGAGTGCCCTATCCGGGAGGATGTTGAAAAACTTAAGCAGGGAGTTAACATTAAGCTCGGGGTGAAGGGAGTTATTATCGGGGCGTTGTCTATAATTGCACTGGTAGCCACTATCACAGTAAGCACATTAAAAATAGTAGAGAATTTTAGCGAACCTGAAACTGAACAAACAGCCAAATGAAAAAATTTTTACTTGCAGTCTTGCCAATGTTCCTATATGGATGTTGTGCATTAAGTCAGATACCGCCACAGGTGGTGTATGTTGATCAGAACTGTCAGGCCGCACTTCCTGATTACAGGCTGTCAGTTGTAGCCAGTGATAATTGCGGAGATGTTACCCTGAT